AGTGGTGGACGGTAAGGTTGTTTGTCCAGACGCTAGATGTTGTGACACTTATATGAAGCACATTAAAGAGAATGCAGGGCTTGGTTCTGCCTTATCTCGCCCGGGCGGTAAAGTACGGGGTAAAAGTGATGGACTAAGAACAAACTAATGATACTAAACGGATTTGACGTAAATATAAATTTTTGGAGTGCTAACCCTCAATTAAAGGTTCCAGGATCTTTTGCAGAGATTTATAAAAAAGATAAAACTAAAACTAAAAGCAAAAGCTCACAGATAATGTGGGCTATTGCTCTTTTAGTAGATCCTGACTCTAAGTTCTCAAATATATCTTATGCTAATAGACAAAAAATGATAGCTAAAGATTTTTTAAAAGATGAGGGGTTTAAGTGGGAGGATTATACTGAAGCAATTGTTTTTTATGAAAGATCTTTAATTACTCCGGCCAAAAGACAGCTTATGGTGTGGAATAAAAAGATGGATGAGAAAACATTATATTTAGATATACTTACTTATGAAGATAATGCAGATACTATTGAAGGGCTACTTAAAACAAATGTTAAGCTGTTTGAGGACTACGAGAGGCTTCTTAAACTTGTGGATAAAGAGAATAACGAGGGTTCTACTAAAGGCGGAGCTGAAGAGTCGGCATCCGAGAAAGGATTAATATGATTATTAATAAAGAAGCTTTTATACTTAAGGAGATACCCCAGTTTCATCCTTCCAGCGAGGAATATTTAATTTTCTGGAGAGAGGAAAAGAAACGGTGTATTGAAGGCTATTGGGTGGGAGGAGTGTGGATGCCCGGTAATTTATATTTTTATATAAACTACTGGACTATTCTTTTAAATAAGACTGCACACTCTAAAACAAAAACTCCCGGTAAACCATTCCTACGCGATCTAGAGTGGGAATTTTTCTACAATTGGGTAGAGGCCAGAGGCTTCTCAGGATTTACAGATGATACTAAGTATACATGTAATAGAGATTATGAAGGGCAGGATAACTACATACCTGCTAGAGAGTATCTAAGAAAAACACACTCTAAAAACTTAGGTGGGCCCTTATTTGAGAATGAAGCTAAGAACTTTATGATGATGGGTAGCCGTGGGTTTGGTAAGTCATACTCTGTAGCCGGTGGTGTAGCAGGGCATGAGTTTGTTTTTGATGGTATGAAATCGTATGACCCTGATTCTCTGAACAATACGCCATCTACAGAAATAGTAGTGGGTGCGGGGGATGCAAAATACTCAGGAGACATACTAAAGAAAACACAGTTTGGGTTAGATAATCTACCTGGAGGTATAGAGCTTGGAGATAAGTTCTATCCTTCCCCATTTGCAAAACAATATGGAGGAAGTTGGTACTCTGGTAAAGAGGTGGTTGCGGAGTATAAAAAGAAACTCGGAGGTACTTGGAAGGTTATGGGTAGTAAATCCAAGATAAAACATCGTACATTTAAAGATAACCCATTTGCCGCCAATGGTACTCGTCCCGCCGTAATGGTAATGGAGGAGATTGGTATGTTTAATAACCTTAAGTCTGCACACGAAGCCAGCGTTGAGTGTATGAAAAACGGGGCGTATAAGTTTGGCAGCTGTATGTACCTGGGTACTGGTGGTGATATGGAGGGCGGAGGTACCGTGGACGCGAGAGATATGTTCTATAATCCAGACGTATACGATATGATTGCCTTTAAAGATGATTGGGAGAATAAGGGTAAAATATCTTACTTTGTACCCGCGTACAAAGGGTTAAACCAATTTAAAGATAAGAACGGTAACACTCAAGTAGCTTATGCAAAAGACTACTTAGATAAGTTTAGAGAAAAATTAAAAAAGGGTAAGAATGCAAGAAGCGCGTTAGACGCAGAGCTACAAAATAGACCGCTTGTGCCGTCTGAGGTATTTTTAACTCGTACTGGTAATCTATTTCCTGTGGCAGATTTACTTAACAGGCTTGCAGAACTAGAGGCGTCGCAAAGAGAGCGCAACCACGACTACATTGGAGAGCTGTATATAGAGGCTTCTACAAAAAAAGTTAAGTGGAAACCAAATACTAAGTTGAAACCTATATACGATTTTCCAGTGAAAGCGTCTGACGATATAGCTGGTTGCGTTATTATACATGAAATGCCTTATGAAGATAAAGATGGAGACATACCATATGGTATGTATATTGCGGGAACCGACCCCTATGATCATGACGAATCTACTACCTCTTCTCTTGGATCAACTATTGTACTAAATAGATTGACAAACCGAGTGGTAGCGGAGTATACAGGGCGTCCTGAGACAGCAAACCAATATTATGAAAACGTTAGAAAGTTACTAAAATTTTATAATGCTAAGTGTCTATACGAGAACGAACGTAAAGGCTTGTTCCAGTATTTAGAGCATAAGCATGAAACTTTTTTGCTAGCAGATCAGCCGGAGATTATAAAAGATGTGGTTCAAAAAAGTAAAGTATCGCGCCAAAAGGGTATGCACATGTCAAAGCCCTTGAAAACGTATGGAGAAGAGTTGATAAAAATGTGGTTATTAGAACCTTATGAGGCAGACGGATTATTAAATCTGCACAAAATAAGAAGTATAGGGCTATTAAAAGAACTTATAGCGTATAATAATTATGGAAACTTCGATAGAGCTATGGCATTTATGATGGTTATGTATCATTCAGAAGAGGTGAAGAAAATTAAAGTGGAGAAAGAAAAGAAGATCTCCACTATTTATGACCAAGGTTTCTGGAATAAAAACCTTTTCTCTAGAAGATCTAAAAAGTTTTAGCTATAAAAGTATAAATTAAAAATATAATTTTAGGGATTATTGCTTGGACATGTAAATTAAATGTTTATTTTTGTCTCTTAATTCGCGAATTTTAAAAAATATTAATATGGCAACAGTAAATGTAACACTATCTCTAGCGAGTACGGATTTGTTTGCAAAGCAAACTATCAGCTTTACAGAGACAGACGCACTCTCTCCTGCAGGAGATCAACAGGCAGTCGGAAGAATTGAAACTTCTGGCTCAGGCACAAAAGATAATATCGCAACAAAAGCTTTAGACGGAACAGACGATCGGGCCTACCTATTCTTACATAACCTTAGTGGTACTACAGGCGAGTATGTAAAAGTTAGTTTATGCGCAGCTCACGGTACAGACTCTGCTTCAGGCGACTGGTTCGCATCATTAGGGCCAGGAGAATTTTTATTCCTGCCTATTTCAGACATGCAGGATGTAGATGTTGAGGCAGCTTCGGGGACACCTGTAGTTGAATACATCTTAATGGAAAAAGCAGCATAATCTTAAAAATTTAGTAAAATGGCAAACGCAACTTTAAACGTAACATTCAGTATTTCTAGTACTGACTTGTTTAGCACAGTTAATCTTTCAAAGACCGTAACTGATGCACTTACTATTGATGGTGATAATAGACAAGGTTTAACTACAATGGTTACTAGCACTTCTTACACAGACATTAACGTGGAAGCGTTATCTGGTACAACTCAAGGGGGAAAGAAGGCATATGTATATGTTAAAAACACTGACACTACTGTAGACCTAATTCTTGCTGACGACGGAGATCAGATATTTTCAAGGCTATCTCCAGGAGAATTCTTATTCTATCCAACAGGAGATAATACAAAGATTCAGGTTAAATCATCCTCTGGAACACCAACAGTAGAATTCTTATTATTAGAAGTAGACTAAACATAATTTATGCCTCGTATAGATTTTCCTAGACAAAAACTGAGTCGCAGAAAAAAGACTCAGAAATGGGGAGAAGAATGTATAGAAGCTGCCTTGGGTTTAATAGGCATTTATGATCATACAAGACGTAGTTCCCGCTTTAAAAAGAAGCGGAACTATGATCTTTATAACGGAAAGTTTGATAAGAAAGATCTCGAGTACGTTACTGATCCCCTAAACCTAGGCGGAACTGCAGAGCTTCCCGCAACACTACAGTACTACGATGTAGTATCTCCTATATTTAATTTGCTTTTAGGCGAAGAAACCAAGAGGGCATTTAGCTATGTCGTTAGATCTGTTAACGAAGAGGCTCTCGGACAAAAAGAAGAGGAGAAGAAAAAAGCTGTAGTAAATTATTTTCAGGGATTGATGCAGAATGCTGTACAGACGTATATGCAAGGCAAAGAGCAGCCACAAGATCCAGAAGCTATGCAACAGCTTATGGCGGAGGCTCAACAAAATATACCTGAAGAGTTAAAGAGAATACAAAAGTATTTTGATTACGACTTTCAGGATATGAACGAATCTACTGCTCACAAATTATTAACATATTTTGAGAAGCAGCAAAGACTAAAATCAAAATTTAATAAGGGGTGGGAAGACGCTCTTATTGCCGGTGAAGAGATATACTGTGTAGAAGAAATATCTAATGAACCTGTAGTAAGAAATGTAAACCCTCTTGAATTTTACTGTCTACTACCTCATAATTCAGATTTAGTAGATCACGCAGATGTCATTGTAGAAGATACATGGATGTCTGTGAATACTATTATTGATAATTACTACGAGGATTTAACCCCTTCACAAATAGATAAACTAGAGAAAGAGAATGGCAACAGAGCATCTATGGAAAGCTCTAGTATGTTAAATTACTCTACCCCCGAAAAGCTACACATTGAAAGTAGAGATGGGGGTGAAGGGAATGTCTTCAATTACTATGATCAAGATGGTAATATACGTGTAACTAAAGTAGTCTGGAAGTCTATGCGTAAGATCGGTAAACTAACTTATATTGATGAGTTGGGAATGAGGCAGGAAACTGTTGTAAACGAAACTTACAAGATAGATTCAGAGTCTGGGGAAGAGATTGAATACATGTGGGTAAGCGAATACTGGGAAGGTACTAAGCTTGGGGATGATATTTATATACACATCCGCCCAAGACCAAATCAGTTTAGACACCTAGATAACCTATCTCAATGTAGCTCAGGTTATGTAGGGACGGTATACAATGCAAACAATTCGCAATCTGTTTCTTTAATGGACAGGTTGGTGCCCTGGATTTATTTGTATATAACAATGTGGTATAGGCTTGAATTATCTATTGCAGCCAATCAAGGTAAAATCGCACTTATTGATTTATCACTAGTTCCCGATGGATGGGAAGTAGAAAAGTGGATGTACTACGCACAATCAATGAAATTTGGTTTTGTAGATTCATTTAATGAAGGTAAGAAAGGACAATCCACTGGAAAACTTGCTGG